GCCAGACAAAGCGGGAGAATCAGTTCCGAAGCGGCAGAACCCATCCACAATGATGCTTCTACCATGCCTACGATATCTCGCATAGTTGAACCCACCGTTAGGTGCAGTACCGATCGAGAAGTTGAACAGTGTGGGAGTGTAGTCAACACCAGGTCCGAATGTGTTGATGACTTCCCATGCACTATTACCTGCGTTACGACACAGTAGCGCTCGCTTGGCAGCAGTAGTATTCAGCCAGACCCGGTTAGCACCAACTGCACCAGGATCAGTAGCAGAGACGATGATCGGGTTAAGAAGCGGAGTACCGCCGAATAGAGCTAGGGCATCAATCGACGCATCCTTTAGCTCTGAGCTACCAACAGAATCAGCCCCGAGTGCAGTATCGTTCACAATCCCAGCAGCGAACATACCTGACGACGAGATAGCACCAGCCTGTAGGATACCAGCCGGGATAGTATTGGACACGAACATGTTGGCGTTGTTGAGAGCACCAGCACCAACAATGTGAACGTGATCGCCAGCAGCAGCCTGGGCACCTGAGCCTGCCGATAGTGCTGTACCGATAGCTACAGGAGTAGGACGGGTACCGAGCGCACCACCGTATGCATGTCGGGCGGTAAGGTCGTGTCGGGTACCATCCGTCTTCATATATTGGGTGTGCTCATCAATGGTGGTGTCATTGATGTGACGGTTGGCCTCGTCGTAATCAGCCTTATAGGTACCGTGGATCACAGATCCATCACTACCAACAGAGTGAGTCTTGGCTGAGGTATCCCCAACACCTCTAACCACACCAGTACAGTTACCACCAGCCTGGTTGGCAACTGTTACATGCTCTTCAGAAGGGGTGTCAGGATCAAGGATAACAGAGAATGGTCCGTTAGCACCACCTGTCGGCCAGCCTGCATTGCTGTTAAGGGTGAAGCTGGTATCACCTGTACCAATACCAGTACCGAGCCTAGTAGGAACTGCCGCACCAGCGTAATGACGGCGAGCCATTAGAATTCCTCCTGTAGAACCTGTACATCTACTAGGCAGGTTCCAGTGAATCCAATACCTTGCAGCAGATCGTCAAGGTGATCAATTCGCCATCTATCTGCCAGGATAACTGCTGGGTATGAACGGGGACCGATCTTCAACTGGGTAGGATTCTTACTCTTCTGGAGTTTGGCAAGATCATCCAGAGCAGCCCAGGGATCAAACGGGAAGTCATTACCATCAAGGTCAGTAACCTGACGGGAGATGAGCAGCGGGAGTCGCCAGACCCGAGTCACAGCCGGAATCACTACAGATGAGAATGTCCATGATCCAAGCTGCTGCCCGAGAGTAGGAGTAGTGCCATCCCGCTTAAGTTCTATACGTAGCTCAAATGTCCGGCCAGTTATCTGCCCCACTTGGAAACTCTCATGGTGCTCTTCATGCTCGCCAATGAACAGGAAGGATCCATCATCTACCGAGATGTAGAACCCGTGCGAGCCACCTTCACCAATCTGGACAACATCGACATACATACCGATCTTATCCTGATTAGTGTTGTAGGTAATCTCCCCTGTGTCGAGAGTACCGGACGGGACCAGGTTACGGCTATGGTGAGTAGCAAACACACCTACACCTGACACAGTAAACACCCTGATCCCGTTGAACGTGACGACTGACAGTACTTCATTCTGAGTTGTCGCCATCAAGTCCGATGCGTATGCAGGGACGAGTAGACCAGGATCCCCGAATTCCTGGACGTTAAGTCTTCCGAGTCCCGTTTGGGTACTGGAGTAGTTGCTGTATCCCCACCAGATGAAGTTCTCTTGACCTTCAAAACAGCGTACAGGCAGAGGTGTCGACACCCTGGCCCCGATGTTGAGGTCACCATTGTTGTTGACTTGTGCAAAGCGCCACCCCGGTTGCAGTCCAACACCCATGAAGATGAATGGTCCAAGGTAGCCATAGAGGGATTCGATCTGCTCACCCTCGAATTCAGCAGCAACTACAGGTGCGTCCAGCCCTGTGCCATCAGCTTTGATGACTGCCTTATAGATCAGGGACTTATCGCCTGCGTACCCTCCCATGTAAATGGCGTTACGTCCCTCAGCGAAACACGTCCAAGTGAACCCAGTATTGGGATGAGTGAAGAGTAGCGGAGCACCAGCACCACCGAGAGCTACACCGCCTCCACCTTGTGCTGCAACTGTGATATCCCAAACAGAGTTAGCACTGGCTGCCAGAACCCTTCCTCGTACATATGCAACAAGGGTAGCTGTGCCTGTGATATGGGCCGCACCCGCCCAGGCTGTGAGTCCTGTGTTCGTCTTCCAAATGCCTGCTGATCCATGTGCAGTCCAGACATTGAAGCCATCCGAGGCTATGGAAGAAGGAGCAGTACCAGGTGGAGCGCCGGTAAGAGCAGTGAAAGTAGGAGTGTCCAGATCGACATTGGAAGTCCTCGATACTGCTGTACCATTTGTTAGGTATAGGAAGGTGCCAGCTACAGCGAACCGGAGATTAGTGTTAGCTGATGACAGCTTCTGATCAGTATCGTGGAGTAGACCAAGATGGTACTTAGTCCAGATATCCATGCCGGTACTGTTGTCGAACCTGAATGCCTCACTACCATCCCGGTCTGAACAGCGCTGTCCAGCCCCAAGATGCCAAGAGTCAGTGCTCCGCCTCCATAACCCTTCAGGGTTATAGGAGTGCTCGCCCGGAGTATCTCGCTGATCCTGCTGTTGCCTTAGAGGTTGGACAGGCTCAAACCCGAACTGCTCTGCATACTTGTAGTCGATATTGTACGGGAACTGCCCGATCGACAATGGGAACGAGTACGGGGCGAATTCACTAGAGCTAACGCCACCGTAAAGGGTATGGCCTATACCCTTAGCAATCCCCCGTAGTGTTGCACCAGCCATCTACCACACCTGATCCGGGAACATACGCCGCAACCTACGCCGCTCTCTCTTTAGAGTCTGTGTGTACAGTTGCAGGAATGGCCGCATCGTGTTCATGGTTGCGCCCGGAGGAACCTCTTCCCCACGTCGAGTATCGGGCTGACGATCAAGGAATGTCCGCTTAACTTCCCTACCACCTAGTGCATTGATAGCAGCACCATAGGACAGGATCTTATGGGCTTCCTTATGTAGACCGGACACGGCAAGGATATCGTCAGCCATGTTGACTAGTGGATCGAACCCAGCCTTGTACGACACCCTGACAGGATGGCTAGGGAACCCACCCGTTTGCAGAGTGATTGCTTTACCCGATGGGAAATTAGCACCAGCATCAGGGTTCAGTTCCCAGTCCCGCTTGGAGACATCAAACCAATCCTTAGTACCTGGTACAGCATATCGGACACGCCAAATGTCAATGAAGTCGTCATCAACTACAAGCTCATGAGCACGATCTATAGGTGAGAAGTTAAACTCAGAGAACTTGATCCGGAATAGACCATCACCTGAGATGTCTTCAACTGTCTCGTTCACATACTTAGCTAGACGGAAGTCAGTGAACTTAGCATTGATCCTGACTAGATCGTCAGTGGCGTGGGAAGCAGGAGTGCTACCATTGAACCCTCGGATCACTGTGACCGACGTACCTGACTTAGCTACGACGTACAGTTCCTCTAGGTTAATTCCAAGGATAGCTCCCTCTATGATCTGTGGTGCATCAAACTTAAGAGTAAGTGCAGTGACAGACGAGTTGATCCCAGCCGATAGCTGAGCGATACGTTCTCCACCTGAAGTCATCAAGTGGATTCTTGTGTTAGAGATAGCTTCCTTGAACGTCGTCATGGTTACCGACGGTTGTTAGCCCCAGCACCAGGAAGCTGCCGGACCCGACTACGTCCCGTGCCTTGTTCCTTGAGGTTGGCTTGATCTTCCTGCATAACTTCAGGCCCACCAGGGTCAACACGTCCCGTCTTGGAGCCGGTGGGATTGTTGGTGTTCTTCCCGCCAGAGGGAGCCTTGTTTCCCAGCTTGGGAACCCTACCAGTGTCGCTACCAGGCATCGTTACCTCTTTACTTAGGTCTTACTTAGGATCGTCGTAGTCGATCTTTACTGGTCTATCGGTCACATCATACACAGTCTCTCCGTACCGCTCCCGAGCGGCCGCCCCCTCCATACGCCGGGGACGATAACCCTGTGCATGAAGACGCTTATAGGCTGCCATATCCCGATGCCAACGCTTCTCTCTGATGATCGTTTGCGTGGTGGGTTCGTCAGGCAGACCCTCAGTCTTAGTTACTGTACGTGAGGGGATAGCTGTAGCTGACAAATGGAAGCCCTTGAGGTGATCCACGTACTCAAGCTTGCAGTTATCGGGATCCTTACAACACTGAGGATGAGACATTGCTATTCGTACACTCCGTGGCTTCTCGTGATGCAGCCCCCGGAAGCACCGCATCCGATAGTACGTACCTTTAGGGCAGTCCCGTGAACGGTCGCCTGGATAGTGGTATGGTCGGTGGCTCCAGTTAGGAAGCAATGTGGAGCCGGATTAAAGATGGCAGCCCCCACACTGCACGGCTGGACGTGGGTGTGTCCGCTATGAGCCGTAGTTACCTCAACCGTGGTGTAGATGGAGCAGCCGTCGCTGAGCAACTTCAGCTGAGCGAAGCCGTCGCCGAAGTTGCCGTAGATGACGCTGTGCGTGCATGCGTCGCTCTGCGTGTACCACTGTCCGGGCGGCAGGTAGTGACCAAGAGCAGGATCTACGAATCCTAGATTAACGCCAACTACGATAGCTAGCGTAGCGATGATGGATAGAATGGTTCGTCTCATGGTGTGATGTTAGCTCCGTATCCGGCAGCAGTAAGATCATCTGCTTGCTGTTGAGTAATGGGGTATACTCCCCCGCCCATGTAAACCTCTACTGCGTTAGCTAGGGACTCCACATCATCATCAACATCAGTCGTAACCTGATCATGGTTGAAATGTCGATTGACATAGCCACCCTGATACGGGAACTGGCTCTGATGATAGTTGCCATTCTGATCACGCCACACAGTTACACCCACATCGTAGTTACCAAAGTGGGGCCACAAAGGATGTTGATCGCCACCAATTGATGCAGGACCAACTTCTACGGGTGGAGTGAAGGTAGGCATTATGAGATAGTGGAGATATCAACCGGGGAGAAGTCTACAGCAACAAGACGTGGTGCTGAGAGTTCAGTGTTAAGGAAGACACTATTAAGCACACCAGTTGAGGATTGGTAGACTTCAATAATGCCGCCAGTATTAGCCCCGGGTACTTGTCCAGTATTGATCGGCTGCTCACTTGTCTGGATATGCATGAGTGGATCAGCAGCAGCAACTGCACCAACAACTGTAGTCCCACCCGCAAAGTTGAAGACACCATCCATGAAGCGGAAGCGGATACCCCTAAGACCAGTAGCGTTGTTGGCCCATGCAACCTCAGCAATAGCCGCAAGCCCACTACCGACCTTCTCAAAGGTAACATTAGCCTGACGGACAATGTTACCGGTATTCATGGTACCAGTACCGAGAGTACAACCAGTAAAGGAAGTGGCAGTCTTACCGGTGTACTTAACTACGGTATCTGCACCACCAAGAGTAGTAGCACGGATGACAAGATAACCAGCAGTAGCGAATGCAGGTGTACCAGTTACCGGATCAGCATTGGTGGAGACAACGTTGATAGTACCCTGAGGAAGTGCAGCAGCATCGGATCCAGCAGCGATAGTAGTAGCTGCAAAGTTAGCAACACCTGGTGACGGCACAACATCAGTTGGCCGTGCAAATACTCCCCACCGCTTACTAGGTACGTCTTCGCCAAGGGTGGTGACTGCACGGTTCCAGGGAAGTGGAGTCCAAGTAGCATTAGGAATAGCTACATTTACATCATGCTGCCAGAAGATAAGATCATCATCAGCAATGACCTGCTTCTGTAGACCACCTTGCAGAATAGTTGAAAGGACTTTACCCAAGGTTACTCCTTATGGAAGTGGGCCAGGACCACAGAGTGATCCTGGCCCATGTGCCTAGCCTTACCGATATGAAGGTTAAGGAAGAATCACTTAACCATAGAGGTAGTAACCTCGATGCGACGGATGGCCTGCTCACGGAAACGACCGAACCCGCCAAGCCAGTACCAACCAACGGGCACGAACCGGCGCAGCTTATCCGTAACCTCACCCAGCACCGTGTTAGGCATCGGGCCGGACACAAGCGAAGACCAAGTCTTAGCAAGCGCCTGGTTGCCGAGGATGATCACAGGGAACACGTCAAAGTTGCCGGAAGCACCACCGGCAGCACCACCATCAACGAACCCACCAGGACCACCCTGACCAGTAGCCAAGTTGGCAGCAGAAAGACGAGGGGTTTCGATCCATGAAACGCCCTCGAACAGGCCCGTCTCCCCGTTCCAAATCTGCTCAGGCTGGGAGTACGTATGCGGATCCCGCCAAGCGGCAGTACCCGTCTCTTCCCTAAGGTCAACAAGAACCTCAGGAGCAGCGAAACCCTTGTAGTGCCCGTTCATGACTCGCTGAACATTGTCGGACGAAAGGTTAGCCACTCGCCGACGCACATCAGCAGCCTTAAGCGTGTTGGCTGCAACAAGGGAGTTTCGAGGACCAGCGCCACCGTTACCGAAGTAGACGTTAGAGCCAGCAACAAGCACGTTACGGGCAAGGCAGTCGAAACTGATGCCGGCATTGTAGCCAACAATGTTAGCCACATCTTCGGACACCATCAGGAACGAAAGCCCACGCACACGTGCGGTGGTAAGAGCAGCGTTACCGTACTCGTTCAGAGCAACAGTGACGATGCTGTCGGACACTGCAACGGCATCCACATCAGCAGTCTCAGAAAGGACCGAAACCTTAGGTGCAAGCTCGTTGTAGATGTTGAACTGGACCGTGGAGCCACGATGAGACTGTGCAACCGGCTTAATGGAAGCACAAGCATCAAAGTAAAGCTCATCACGAAGTGCGAAGTATGCGTACTGCTCGTAAGCAGTAGTGACCTGGTTAGCTAGTGTAGTGGTGGTCGTAAGGACGTCACCCACTGGATTACCCTCCGGTTATGGGTTGTCTAACTCAGGGAACATCCCACTCATGGATCATCCCGTGACGGGGACCCTTAGACCTAAGCAATGACGTAAGCTCTTCCTTGGACTTAGTCCCCTTCATTTCCTGCTCAAAGTCACCCTTGACCTGAGTGGAACTAGACTGTCCACGAGCACGATTCATTACAGCCAAAGCAGCAAGAGCATCGTCGGGATCCACGTCTTCACCTTCATCTGTAGTGGTAGTGCTCTGTCCGTTACCGGATGAGTCACCACTAGGGGTATCAGTAGATGAAGTAGTCGTAGTCGTGGTAGTGGGTTCAGGTTCGGTCTTATAGCCAAGTTCCTTAGCCACTTCCTTAGCTGCATCACCGGAGAATTCTGTACCCTCTTCAGCTAGCTCACGAAGAATGGTACGCCGCTGACGCTTACTAAGATGCGCTAGACCTGCATCCCTAAGTTGCTCATCCTGCTCCAAAGCCGTAAGTCTATCCTTAAGAGCCTTGTTCTCGTTGGATAGCTCATCCCGTTGCTTACGAAGATCGCCAGGATTGTCTTGATCGTTCTGTCCCTGAGTATCTGCCATGATTCCTTTGTCTCTCCGTCGTGCCTTACTCACCTAATACGGAGGCTATAGGTGGAGGCTTTACTGCTGACAACCTAGATGTGATACCGGAGGGTGTCTAGCTCTAGGTAGCTGTGGGGAGTATGCCGTATGGGGAGGGTAGTTGTCTAGCTTTCTGCTGCACCGACAGCGAAACCTTGCTGTCCCTGGGCGAAGCTACCCGAACCCTCAAACTCAGCCATACGCTGTCTCTGTCGACGTTCGATCTTAGTGGCTACATCAACATCACCGGCAAGGAAAGCGATCTGCTCATCCTGCGTGATGATCTCTTCATTGAACCCGAACGGGTGCCATAGCTCTTCCATACGGCCAAGCTCAGTGAACCCTACCTGAGCCTGCTCCCGAGTCAGGCCAACTTCCTGTAGCCGTTGTGCCTGAGTTTGGGTTAGTTGTCCCCAGCCGGTACGGAGTGCAGCACCAGCTATCTGTGCCTGACGGAACTGCGACTGTAGCGCCCCGAGTTCAGCCTTCGGGTTCATGAAGTACCGCATGAGGTTCCCGGTATCTGCTGCCGGGTTCATCCTCATTAGCTCGCTGAGAGTCTCGTCATCAGACTGGAAGATAGCCTCAGCGGTTAGGTCGAACCGTGACTGTAGTTCGACATTGGAAACCTCATTGGCAATCAGGTTATCCACTTCCTCTTTACTTAACGTCATGCCCCACATAGCAGCATTGGCATGAGCAAACTTCTCGTAGGCGATGTATTCATCTACAGAGATAGGTGGACGGTTAGCAGCTTCAAGAGCGAACATGCCAGCGAACCGCTTCTTAAACTCTTCCCGCTTGTAGAGTTCAAGGATAATCTGCTCTTGTGACCAGTCTTGAATGATGGCCTCAGTAGCCCAATCAGTTAGTGAGGACAGACCATACTGTCTAAGGATTTCCGTCAGGTAGACGGCTCTCATATCTACCGGCATCACAGACATTATGCACGCTTCCCGAATTGGCTAAGGAGGAAGTTAGTAACGCTGGCATCCATTTGCTTAGACTTAGATGTCTTCCAGAAGTTGCCATCCCGCCTAGCAAGCACCTTAGTTTCGTACAGAGATGCTGGACGGATACCTGATCCCGGATCATTACGGCCAATGATAGACTGCATGAAGTGGGCTTCAGGATCAATGGAGTCGGGACTTACCTCCCACTCATCACCAATGGTTTGCAGATGAGATGAGAACAGGTCCCGCATAGTCTTGCCACGACCAAGCTCTTCCTGCAACCACGGGTAACGGGACTGTGCATGCCACTGCAACATGTAGCGGATAGCATTCTCATCCTTGTAACCCATTGCCAGGTCGATAGCATTACCATACACATCATTCTCGGGTAGGTGAGTGAAGTACTCACCCTTTGCCATGTTGTGAATCTGATTGGCAGCCCCAAGAATCGAACCGTTAACCAGCCTGTTAACCCCTGATCCGAACGTGGAGTACAGGTGGTTCCTCAGGTAGAAGTTAAACTCCGCAGAGCCAGGTTCGATCCCCTCCATGATGTTGTAGTTAGTGATCCAGTCCCACTCTGCGTTGGTCATATCGAAACCAAGCTTGGTAGTAAGATCCTTAACCTGATACCCGAATTCCTGACGACGACGCCAAGCCTCGGCAGGATCGGTGTTCTGTAGAATCTCCCACTCACGACGCTTAGCCGATCGAGTCCTAAACCAGCCAGTATTCATTAGCTCGGCCTGGAACTTGAGAGGGGAATAGGGAGTCAGAGGATCGACTGCACGTGTAAGTAGTGGACCCACTTCCGGATCAGCAAGAAGGAACTGGAAGAATGGGTACTGTTCTGCGACCATTTCAGCGGTAGATGCCATGATCAGTACCAGTTGTTCCGCAGGTGGAATGCTAGGGCGTTACGAGGATTCCCGTACCTGGACTTAATGTACGTCAACCCTGCTTGGATTTGAATCTGAGGATTAGTGGACTTCTGGAAGCCAGTACCGGCCCATGTCCCGTTAAGGAACTGGGCGATACCGAACGCTGTAGAACGAGGATTCTGAGCCAGAGGGTTCCATGTGACACGGCTAGAACCCGCTCCCGGGTCCCCTGATTCCTTATTCCAGAGTGCTACTAGAGCAGGATAGTCTTCCGGAGAGAACCCGTACTGCCCGAATAGCGATTGTGCGTAAGCCCCTAGCTGACCCTTATCCCCAGCCGGTTGGATTTGGACATCAGTGTTCTGGAGGTTAGTGCCACTGACTACAGGCTGTGAGTACTGAGTGGGAGATAGAGGTGCAGTTTGGTGGGCACCAGCTTCAGGCACTTGACCGCTAATAGAGCCAGTCGGATCAACCATATCCTGAACGTTCTCAGAGGTAGGCTGAATGAACTGCTGAGCAGACTCTAATGGATCAAGGAGTTTGTTGGCCCCGGAAGTGAATTCGTCCCCTCCAATAACCGACATAACTGATGCCATACGGTTAGCGAGCACGTCCTCAGGACGGGCCATAGGACCGCCACCGATGTAGTTCAGATTGTATTGGATCCCCATGTTGTTGAAGTCAGGTTCACCACTAGCCTGTACGCCTTCACCTAGCTGGCCATGCCAAGGCTCGTCGTCCATCGGGAACACCAGGCCATACTTACGGCCAAGTTGCTGGGCCAGACGCAAGTCGCCACCAAAGTCAATAGCAGCACCGTGTTCATGACGTGATGTGCCAGGTCGAGCTACCCGAGGAACATCATGCCGCCCAGCTTTCCATTCGTTGTAAAGATGAGCCTGCTGTTGACCTGACCGCCAGCCTGACCCGATCCAAACCCGGCCACCACTCTCCATCATGATCATATTAGCGATCTGCCGAAGGGTGGGGTTCAGGTTATCGTATGCAGGTGTACCAGGACCGTAGCCAGGCA